GTCTTTCTAACATAGTAGTTAATACATCATGGTCAATATTAGCTATTACTTGTTTAATACTCTTACCTGCATTAGAAATCAACATAGATAAACCTGAAGAAGTACGACCCGCGCCTGGCACGTGTTGTCCTGTCATGTACTTCGGTATACCTGTCATTTCATCTGCGATATCCATAAACCTGTCAAACACAGCCATAAGCTCATTAGCATTTGAACCAGGTTGGAAAAAATTCATTGGTGGAGACGAATCTCCAAATTCCGATTGCTGGAACTGCCAAATCTTCCATGGATACATTTGTGTAATGTCTTCTCCAGCTGGTAAGCGACTTACGTTTACTCCTACCTGTGGGCCAGAGCTTATACCCATATTATTTGATAACGAACGAGCTGCAGCGTTACACATGCTCTGCGCGTCCATACATAAATCTGCTACACCGTTACCGTCGACACGTCCTGGGACCTTTTCAAACGACGTGACGTAATATGGTTTACGACCTAATGGGTCATAATTTAACACAGCTTTAATTACTGTATCGTTAACCATCCATACTTCACATGGGTAAGACCTTTGAGGGTCATCAATTTCTTTTTCTTTCATACCCCACTCTAGCAACAAAGTTCCAGGGATCGAGTCCCATAACTGGATAGCTCCGACTAAATCATTGTCAACATCATCAAAATCTTTACCTTCAAGGTCTTCCATTTCAGAGTCTTCATGGTCTAGCCAATCAATACCGCCTGCTCCAAAATCCGACAACAACGCTCTTACCGCGTCTTCGTCGTAGCCTTCGACGCCTATCATAGCTTCGACGTCTGCTCTAGTTAAGTGGTGAATCTCTATTACAGGCATATTTTGTATATCGTCGCCCCAAGGAGACCAATAGAATTTATAGGGGTCTACTCTTTCCCACTCATCACGTACAACTTCTGAAGGTTCTAAACCACCACCTTCAGCATATTTTAAAACTTTACGTTTTCTAGGAACTGGCCCTTTTAGTACTGCATACGGGTACGTTGCAATATCGTTAGTGAACTCAAACAAAGACTTAACATAACCACCTTCTAAAAGCTGGTCTTCCATCTTCTTTTCCATACGGTCAACACGTTTTTCCGCTTCATGCTTCATCTCACGCATAGCAGTATCTTTCATTCCTGCTGCTAAGTTTTGTAACTCCTCTGGTGGTATTTCACCTCCCCCTTGCTCATAAAACATCATAAGATTTTGTTGCATTATCCCTTCTAGTCTGTCTACAATATCAGACGGAACTTCGGGAATAGGAGTTGCTGAAATAGACCATGGTTTATCTGTGCCTGTGCCAAGTAGGGTATCTCTTAGCCACGCAGTTGCTGTACGACATTTCGTACTAACAATACCCATAAATATCTCTGAACCACCTTGCGCTTGTATTTCTGCCATCTTAGCAGGTGGGTACTCCATGTTTCTAGCCCGTGCGGTTTCAGTTAACCTGTCTTCAATTTCTTCTTGTTTGTGGTCTCTCATAACAACCCAGCGCTTGTGTACGTGGGATGCGAGACCTTGGATAAGGGGTCTTAATTGTTTCTTTTCGTTTTTCTTGAGCGCTTCTTTCTCTAGCTTTGATGCACTTGCTACTGGAATAATATTTACAGCCATACTTTAATCTCCTATGTCCAACCGCCTGCAGATACAGATACCACTTCTCTGCGTTCGTTGGCAACTGTCATGCTACCGAATACTTCTCCCCCATCAGCGTGTAAGCATATGTACTGAAACGCATCTGCAATATCAGACCATGGGTGCGACTTCTCTGGTTTCTCATCTTTAACGCCTTTGGTATTTATCTTGTACCTGTACTTGCCGGCAAGAGCTTTTACCAACTGGCCTCCAGAGTTAGGGTCTACTATTAGACCAAATTTACCATCAACTACTCTAGTCAAAAATTTCTCTACAGCCGCTATTCTAGCAGCAATCGAGTTTGTTCGAGCAGGTTTTAATACAAAACCTTCGTTCTTGTATATGTCTGCGACGGTACGCTCATCTGTCTGTACACGCTGGAACGCAGCTGGGTCAATTATAACAAGAGCTCTGCGCCCAGGGAACTTATTTGTCAATAATGGCTTTAACCTTTCTCTAACGAACCGTAGCGCGCCCATGCCGTCGGACGTTATCGCCTCATATATCACCAGTCGACCGTCGTATATAGTCTCACCTATAACCGCAGCGGGCGTAAGCCCAGCATCAATACCGATTAATAACGGTGCGTCATTAAACATAGGCTTTAGTTCTTCACCAGCTACGTGGTTGGAACGGTCAAACGAACGAAACACTGGCTGCCCTGACAAGGACTTACCAAATTTAGCGTGGATATATACATCTACCCAATCTTCTGTCTTACCATGAGCTAAGTTATCGTAGTAGTCATCAGGCAAAAATTGTGTCCAGTCCGCTTCCGGAGCTAGCCCTGACGGTTGTATCGTCACATGGCAGTTCTCAGGCGGTTTATTCAGTATATCTTCCCAGAACGTATCCTGGTCTGGCGGGTTAGTCATCCCCCACAGATGGGCATTTGAATCACCATCGTGCGTTTTACAGCCTACGCCGTTCATCATTTTGTCAGGATAACGACCAAGACGACCCTGAGCTGCGTTGAATATGTCTGGGTGTATCTCTCTAAACTCGTCGAAGATGAAGAAGCTAGCCTGAAGTGAGAGTAGTCGACGTACGTCGTTCGCGTCATCAAGGCCCCTGAAGAGAACTTCGCATTCGATGTCTCCGACCTTTATCACAAACTTATACTCTGTCTTAAGGAACGAACCCATTATCCCTTCTGGTATCCACTTCATAAAGTCTGGTATAGATGTATCACGTAACTGCTCACGCGTGTTACGTACCCAGATAGCGCGAGACCGGCGAACACCGTCTTTACACGGCGCCATAACGGCTGCATGATGCAAAATTTTCATGATGCCCGCGGTCGTCTTCGTTGACCCTACTGGACCAACCGCTAGGGAGATAAACTTAGTGGAATAGAAGAAATCGTCTAAAGACGCGATTACCTCAAAATTAATTTCGTGTTCTGGAGCTGCTATCGTCATGCTTCGAGTGCAGGAGTACCCTCAATAACAACTTCGTCAGTGTTATCTTTAGCCCGTGTTATGTTAATAACTACTTGCGGGCCGGTATCCGCACCTACGACTGCTTTTCCATCTGGTTCTAATTTACCCATTTTATTGAGCATTTTTTGGAATTCTAATCGTGTAGCAGGATTTATAGTGGGATTCTGCATGTGACGGAACAAATTGTCCAGATTCACTGCTCCCATAAGCCTTGCGAGGGTTTCCATCTTTGCCGGGTCATCCTCAATCATCTGGAGTTGCCCCCTAGATAGAATGGATTTGTGGGCGAAATCTGGGCCGGTTACTTTATCTATAGGGTTACTCATACTGCGAAGTTTACACGGTTTACCTAATGGATGTCAATAATTTAATCTAGTTCATTTTGAACAATACCTAAAAAATAGGGGTTGTGATGTACGGAGTACCTAAGTACCCGGTGGCCATGCCCACTTCGTCGTTCCCTACCCCCATCTCGCAACGGACTAGCCCCCTATGGTAAGAGGGTTAACTGGATAACCAGTTAATCAGACTCTTAATCAAAACGAGTAGCACTGCTACTTTATTTTAGGAGATACAAAATGAATAATAAATCATTCAACGCTTTGGCTCTAGCGATACAAGAGGGAAAGAATGTCGATAACTCCAACAGAAAAAATCTAGCTAAGTACTTATCCACTAAGCAAGATGACTTCTTAACATGGTTATCAGACTTCGCAAGGATTGACGGCAACGCTCAAGCCGTTAAGGATATCCAGTCATGCTTTAACAAAGCACCAACTCAAAAGCTATTCTATGGGTTAGATGCTAGAGATAGCTTAACTACTCAAGCTAGAGTTAAGCGTGGCAATAAGAAACTACTTGAGAAAGGCTTATGCACTCAAGCTGATATAGACTCTAAGCGATACATGATGTTTGAGTCTGAGATAGTAGTTACTGAGTCAACCGCTAATGACAAAATGCAAAAAGTCATTACTGAGTTTGGACTTACTAAGGCTCAAGCGGTTAAGGTGTTAGAGAAGTGCCAGTTCTAATACTACAAAATACACACCCCGACTTCGGTCGGGGTTTTCGTGCGTCTGGTCGTAAATTCCAAACAGGAACGAGTAGCACTGCTACTTTATTCGGCTCGACTCATAAGTATATAGGTGCAATAAGACAACGAATAAGACAATATCCAAACTTTGTCTTATTACACAAATGCTTATGCAGATAGGGTTGCAAGTACCTATTAAGACAATAAGACAATAAGACAATTATAAATAATGAATAGTAAAAGTAATACATTTAGTAGTAGTTATGACGAAAAAGCACTATCCAAAAGTGTCAACTCCTCATCTCTCCACGCAATTGTCTTTTTGTCTTATTCGGACATAAGTCGTTGTTATTTATTTAATAAGCCAAAATCAAATTGTCTTATTCAAGCGACTTATTACAACGGCTCGA